TAACTCCTACAGCAAACGAGGAACCTGAACTGGCAACAGGAGGGATAGTTACCAGCCCTACAAGAGCATTAATAGGAGAAGCAGGCCCAGAAGCTGTGATACCGCTCAATCAACTATATGCAAAACTTGACGAATTAATATCAGTTGTTAAATCAGGAGGGCACGTATACATGGATGGAAATAAAGTTGGACATACACTAGCTTTATCAACATATAAATCATACTAAACTATTTATACTAAAAAGATATGGCATTATTAGATAAACTAACACAATCACCCTACGGATTAAAAGGTCAAACACCTTCTAAACTACCTGGTGCAGATAAAGCTTCGACTTTACACAACACCACCTCTATTAATAACACCCCAGAAGGAGAATATCCAGCGTCTACTTTAGACTTAAACGGGAAGATAGGAGCAAAGTACGTAGATAACTTACCCAAGTAAGACTAAATGGCTATTCTAAGAAACTACATAGAGGGTAACTTAACCCAGTTGAATAAACTGAAGTATGGAGATACCGCTACCATAGGTACAGAACCTATTGTACAAAAAACCATACCTACAGATATAAGACAGGCTGGACCGTCCTCAAATCAAGCTTCTAAAAGAATAGACGATTTAAAACGAATTGGAACTATACTAACCCAGAAACCTGGTCTAAAGTACCTTGCTAACGAAACAGCTTTAAATGCAGCTAAGGTAACACCAAAAAGTGATCCGAATAAAACAGTAGCAGGAAATATATTAAGCGGTATAGGTGCAAATCTTTTTAACTCTGTTAAAATTATTGGTTCTACCCTAGCTCAAGTTCCTTTGAATGGAACTGGTACTCATTTTGTCAAAGGTTTTGCAGGTAAAGGGAAAGGTACTTACTTGTACGGTAAAATAGATGTTGCCCCGCACGTTCTAGCAAGAAATGGCGCTCCAATACTTGCAGACGCAACATGGGCATCCGAAGCACCGGTCGAAGCACCTAGAGAAAGAGAAGTAGATAACACCCCTCAAGTAAGTACAAAGTTTCTTCCCTCAGACGGTAATGGAGTTCCAAAAGTAAACAATCCGAAAAATGAGGTTAGAAAAGAAAACCGAATTCTACTAGGGGATGTTGCAAGTATAAAACGTAATATTTCTGATTCATACGCTACAGGAAACTTTATACAAACTCAAGACAAAATAAATTTACTTGGACCATATAAAGGAGAGAAAAAACCGGCAAAAGAAGTCAACGATCTAATTAAATTTAGATTTAACGTCATAACTCCTGAAGATAACACATATTTACATTTTAGAGCTTACCTAGATACTTTTTCTGATAACTTTACAGGAAATTGGAATTCTTTTAATTATGTTGGAAGAGGTGAAAACTTTCATACATACCAAGGTTTTGATAGACAGATTAGCTTAGGGTTTAAGATAGCAGCTCAGACAAGATGGGAAATGCGTCCTCTATACCAGAAAATAGTTACTCTTGCTTCTACTACAGCTCCAACTTATCAAGATGGATTTATGAGAGGAACTTTAGTTAAACTAACAGTAGGAGACTATTTAAGAGAAGTACCCGGATTTTTATCAAGTGTTAATTATAGTTGGCAGCAAGACTATCAATGGGAAATAGCATTAAATAATAATGGAGCTGGTAATGGAAATACTGGAGTTGATAATGATCAGCAAGAATTACCTATGGTATTAGACTGCCAGGTAAACTTTACACCAATTCATACATTTACCCCTCAAACAGGACTGTATCACTATATTACTACAGATGTTGCACCTGAAACAAATCCTGAAACATTATTCTTTACAAAAAGTCAAAATGGTGAACCAGGAACTCCTGTAAGACAGCCCGAAGTAAAAGCATAGTTATATGAGTAGATATAGAGACATAGACAGCAGCGTAACAGAAGGAGGAACTAGGTACAGGAGTAACCCTATATACCCTACAGTTCCACCTACAGAAGACGATATTTACATTATAACAACTATAGGAGATAGGTATGATACACTTGCTCTGCAGTTCTATAAAGACTCATCTCTATGGTGGGTTATAGCATCAGCAAATAATCACCAAAGAGCTTCTTTAGCAGTTACACCGGGTGTTCAATTAAGAATACCAGCTGATAAGTCAAATGCAATTAAGTTATATAACGAGGTAAACTCAACAAGATAAAATGTCATTAGGATATAAACCAAGTTCAATAGTAGGAGGCCCTCTAGATGATACTGTAATCGATCAACTTTCAGTAAGAAAAGAGAAAGTATCTAAACAGGCTGGTAGGATAAATGAAGATATTCTATACCTGAATAGCAATACAGGTTGGGTAAAAATGACTTCTTCTGTAGACGTATTAAGTGAAAATGGTGGATATTCAAATTTACCCTCTAAAAATAGAGTGCTACTAGGAGGAACTTTAGCCAATAATAGAATACAAGGAGGTATCTTTAATGATAAAGACAATGCTTATAGTAAATCGGATACATTAGGATACAGACCAATGGCCGGTATAACAGGCTTCCAAGTAGAAGCTAAAAATAACTTCGGTACACTAAGAATAGCCTCAGTAGATTTCAAAGTTAACTCTGTAGAAGAGTTAGATGAGTTAGAGCAGTTATTTTTAAGACCAGGATTTTCAGTACTACTTGAATGGGGACATTCACTATATTATAATAATGCAGGAGTATTCCAAAATACTATTTTCCCTTTCCCGGATACGTTTTTTAATTCAATGAAAGGTCAGGATATACATGATCAAATCACTAGAATAAAAGAATACAGTTCCGGTAACTATGACGGTATGTACGGTATTATAAAAAACTTTGTATGGTCATTTAACTTAGATGGCGGTTATGATTGTAAAGTAGACATAGTATCAAAAGGAGAATTAATTGAATCACTTAGTATGATCATTTCTCCTTCATCAAATATAAATTTAGATACTTCTTCTCCATATTTTAATGAAAGTTTAAATACAACACCGTTACATGCTTTTCTTAATACAGTTAAGTATGCGGAAACTAGAAAATACTTTACTGGCCCTGTAGAAGAAGAAGATCTTAGTACAAATTCTATAACAGATGCACTAGAAAAAAATGTACCTCAATTATACAAAACACTAAAAACACAAGTAGAAGAAGTAGGAAGGTCTTTCCATGTAATAAGAACACAGCTTGATGGTAATATAGTAAATAACTCCCAACAGTGGACAAGGTATATTACATTAAGCACTTTGATGCAACTTATAAACCAGATCTTTACTTTAAAAAATGAACACGGTGAAATAATTAAATTCCACTTTGGGTCTAAAGGAAATGAAACACCTACTTCCTTTTTAACATTTGACGCTCATTTTGGATTAGATCCTCTAATTTGCGTACTACCTAAAACTAGTTCTTCTCTTCTTGCTGAAACTAGAGCATTACATTATAAAGTATCAGAACAAGGAAAAATACCTTTTAGTGAAGAGGATTTACTAAATATATATGTAAATATAGATTATATTTTAGGATGTGCAGATCAAACAATCGCTGCAGAAGATGTAAAAGCAAAAAGTGTCTTTGATTTCTTAAATTCAGTTATAACTGGAATACAGGGTAATTTAGGTGACATAAACGAATTTCAACTACATTACGAAGAATTTGAATCTACATACTATATTGTAGATAAAAAATTAACACCGGATGAAGGAGTATTAAAAGAATCTTTTGTAGACCTTATTGGATTAAATTCGACATTAGAAAATTTAACTTTTGCATCTAAACTAAGCAGCTCAGTTACTACTATGATGGCAATAGCTGCTCAAGCAGGAAGTACTAATGTAGGAACAGATATGCTAGCTATGCAAACTTGGCAGAGAGGTTTGGAAGACAGGCATAATAGACGGAAAAACGTAACTACTAATTCAACTTACGAAAAAGCTGAAATACCACAAGAAGATATTAAAAGGCTAGGTGAATTTGTTAAAAAATTAAATGGAGCAAATAAGTATTTTATAAAATACAATACTGAAGATATACAGGGATTAGGACCTACTTTCCGTCTATTAATGGTAAGAATCTTAGAATATTATTCAAAAAAGCAGAAAACTAATCCTGCAGGCCTAATACCTTTTGAGCTTTCTTTTACAATGAAAGGAATCGGAGGTATGAAAATTGGACAAGCATTCAGAATAGACGATACAATAATACCAAAAAGATATAGAGGTAGTATTGGATTTATGATTACCGGAGTATCACATTCAATTAAAAGCAGTAGATGGGTAACCGATATTAAAGCTCAAATGATAATCATAAAGAAACTTGACGAAGAAATACCCACATATGATATACAGAAACCATTAGAACAGGTAGATGACTTTGTATCAGAAGTAGCTGCAATTTCAGCAGGAAAAGGATTTAGAAAGCCTATAGCTGATTTAAAAGTTTCAAACAGAGGTTTACAAGAAATTAAAAAACACGAAGATCTCAGATTAAATGCATATGTAGATCCAGGCAGCGGATTCAACCCTATTACAATTGGGTATGGAACAACAAGAATAAAAGGAAAACCCGTCCAGCTTGGAACCACCATTACAGAAGGACAAGCAGAAGAATATTTTAAAGCAGATATAGCAGAATTTGAAAATCACGTTAAGAGGTATATAAGAGTAGATGTAACTCAAGAGGAATTTGACGCTTTAGTTTCGTTCACCTACAACTTAGGGCCAGGAAATCTAGCAAACAGTACCTTACGTAAGAAGATAAACAGTAAAGATTATGTAGCAGCAGCAGATCAATTCTTAGTTTGGAATAAAGCTGCAGGTAAAGTTCTACCCGGTCTTACAAAAAGAAGAGCTGCTGAAAAACAAATGTTCTTAACTAACTCACCAGGAAACCCAGCATAATGTACCTACCTAAGTCAAAATATAAAGCCGCTAAATACACCCGAGGAGAAGAATTTACATTACCTTCCGGTAGACCTTATACCGGATGGTATTTTGAGACATATAAACAGGAATTCTATACAGGTGAATCACCAGGTACAGATAACAAACTACTTACACAGTTAAGTAATGGCAGCGTAGAAGAGAATACACTCCGGTTTATTCCACAAAGAGTAGATGAATCAACATTAGATAGAACTAAACCTACCTTCAAAAGATACTATATTCAAGATACTAGGAATAAACGTATAATAGAAGTTTTAAAAGAGACGTATTATAAATTTACTTCTAAAACCTATATTAAAGGAGTTGAAGTAGAATGGAGAATTAAAGGTCCAGCTGAAACAGCATTTAAAGGTAAATACCTATATGAAGGAGCTGAATCTAAAAATAAAAAAACCATAGAAGGATTCGATAATCTACTTCCAGGATTAAAAGACTATATTAAAGACTACAAAGAGTTTGTAGAATAGAAAATTCTTCTTATATTATATAAAAGGTTATTTTAAAAATGTTTTATATAGTTGAAGAAGAATCTAAATTAGTCCATTTAGAGGGTTTAGTAAAATTAGGTTGTTATGTGGATGTAGTATCTTCAAATGACTTATACCATCCTAAACTTACCTCTACAATTGCCGTATATATCCGAATAGTAGGTAGTGAACAAGGATTCATTATTCCTATAAATCATGACGAAGGTATAAACGTACCAAAAGAACGTGTCTACAGACTTCTTTCACAAGCTTCAACACTCTACACATTAGACAAGAAAAACCTACTCTACCACTTTAATCTACAAGGTGCCATAGATCTATCGTTACTATACTCAATGGTAAAGTTTGATAGACTAGAGTATACAAAAGAGAACAGTACTTTAAATTACTTCTACAACAAATTTAAAGACTTTGAAAACATAAACCAGTTAATTCCTATATCTAAATTACATGAATCATGTGAGAAAATATTTGGACAAGTAGGTCATGTACTGGAATACACCATACCAAAAGGTTTTGAATTTTATAATACGACAGCTACTAATGTATTCTTCTTATTAGAGCAGCAAGGTTTAGGAATATACTATGAAAACTTTGTAAGGTTATTTACTCCCCGAGATCCTAAATATAATATTCAAGATAATATAGTTCTAACCCAATACAACCTGTACAATGCGACATCTAGACCTACTAATGCTTTTAATTCTGTTAATTTCGCTGCTATACCTAAAGATCCAGAGCACAGAGCTTGCTTCCACCCGACCGGTGATTTCTTTGTTGAATTCGATTTTGATGGCTACCACCTTCGTTTACTTAGCGATCAGATTGATTACCCTTTAACAGATGAATCAGCACACAAACAGCTTGCTAAACACTACTTTGGTACAGAAGATATTACTGAAGAACAGTATTTAGAGGCAAAACAGATTAACTTTCAGGCAATTTATGGAAAAATACCTGAACAGCACCGTAATTTAGAGATATTTCAAAAAATACAACAGTATATTGACGATATGTGGAACTTCTACAACGATAATGGAGTAGTCTACAATCCTATCTCGGATAAACCCTTCACCAAAGAGTTAAAAGAGATGCATCCAGCGAAATTAATGAACTATATGATGCAATCGTTGGAGACCGCAAGAAATATACTTATCTTAAAAGATGTACTAAGGTACTTAAAAGACAAAAAAACCAAAATTGTCTTATATACCTATGATGCTATACTATTTGACTTCTATAAAGAGGATGGGAAAGAAACATTAGAAGAAGTACAGAGAATAATGGAATCCGAGAAGAAATACCCGGTAAAATTTAAATTTAGTAAAGATCTTGTTTTATAAAACAGTTTAATATTTATATATGACACA